TTGGGCAGCAAATCAAGAACTGATAATTAAAGTTGGACCTGCTGGAGCAATTGTAGGTGCTGGTGGAGATGGTGGAAAAGGTGGTGGAAGTGGAAATATAGCTGGTCAAGCTGGTGATGATGGATGTTCTGCGATTGGAATCAACAAAGCTGACACTATTGTTTCTATCATTAATAATGGTCAGATAAGAGCTGGATTTGGTGGTGGTGGAGGTGGAAGTGGGAAAGGTGAAAACAGATCGTCAGGTAAAAAAAGTTCAACATATGTAACCTCTAGTGGTGGAGGAGGTGGTGGTGGTGCTGGTGTTCCTATTGGAATAGGAAAAGCTGGAGGTCCTGCTCCAAGAGCAGGTGGTGCAGGTGAAAATGGTAAGAATCGCCTTGAAGGTGGTGATGGAGGATTACCTGCTACCAGTTCTGGTGCTGGTGGTCATGGTGGTGACACAGGTGATGGTATAGGTGTTGGAGGAAGAGCACCTGGTGGAGGCACTGCTGGTGCATCAGGTGGACAGGGTGGATTACATGGATTTACCATTCTTACAGCACAAGCAACAAATCCCGCATATTCAGGGGGAGGACAACTGATTCCTGCTAATAGAACTCTTCAGAATCAAACTAATATAGATAAATGAACGTTCCTGTTAATATTATTTTCAAAGTGACTAAAAATAACCCTGAACAGAGACAAGTTCATATAAGAATGTGTCGTCAGAATTTACATAAACCAATTGATGAGGTCGCTGCTCTTGTGGTGCCGTATGATCGTCTAGATTTTAGTAGTGTAAATAATTTGGAAGAGAGTTTAAGAACTATAGTTTCCTACAAGGTATTGTCTGATTTACAAAATGAGAGTATAATACCAGAAAATGAATCCAACTCTGAAATTGAGTCACTAGATTTAGATGACTTAATTGAAAAAGTTATTTCAGTTCCATTTGGATTTGATAATGAATTGCAAAAAATTGATTTATGATAATAAATAAAAAACCTTATACAATACAACGTCAAGCATTTCCTTTTATCAAAGAAATACAATGGAGTCACGTTGAACAGCAGAGATTGATGGAGGAGTGGCAAGGAATTGAAGAGACGAGGGGAGATACCAATTTGTTAACCGAATGTGGGTATTCTGAACCAGGACTTCTAAATGATGTTCTAAATGAAATGATGAAATATGGATATAACTCTCTTCACATTTACTATAGTAAGTTAAAAGAAGCAAAAACTGGTGGAAAACATACTGATTGTGTAGATGTGTTGATTGTTCAATCTTATGGTAGAATGAAATATATAATTAATGATGATGAAATTATTTTAAATCCCACAGACTCGGTATTTATTCCATCGGGTATTTATCATGAGGGAGTTCACATCGAACCTAGAATTACTTGTAGTTTTGCTAATTATTTGTTTTCACATAAATGACAACGTGTAGAAGATTTTATAGAGTGGGAAATGAGTTCTCACTATGTGTTAACATTGGAAAAAAGGATTATGTTCTAGCAGAGCATCCAGTTGATTCAAATACAATATATTATTATGGAATCAAGGGTAGTGGTAAGTTAGGAACTATGTTTTCTGAGGACTATGTAATGGTGAATAAGGGTGATTTTGTAGACGTTCGAGATTATTTGCATAAGTTTAGAATGTTTCATGCACAGGAGGACTTTCACTTAGTTGGTTTTAATACTCTTGATAAACAACAGAATTGGGAAGGGAGACTTGTGCGAGAGGATGAGACAGTATTAGATTTGAAACTCATACGAGACTTACATAGACCTTCTTTTCTTGTGTGTTTGAATGGAAAACCCATAGTTAATGGTAGAAATATGAGGAGATACGAATATGCTCAACTTGACAGTGGTAAAGAATATAGTGTAGAATTAAATGAGGGTGCGTTAGGACTTTTCTTTCAAAATTAATGATAACAAAGAATGATCTAGAAATATTATATAATTGGGCAAAGGCAATCGAGTTTCCAGTCAAAAAAGCTCCTACGATAGATGGATATTCAAACAAAGATATAGATTATTATTGGATTAAATCAGTAAAGAAAACTACTATCATACGAGATAAATTAATGACTGATGAGGTTCGTAAAATTTATCAAAATAAAGATATATTGTTCTCAAATTACACTATCTTTTATCCTAACACCATATTAAAACCACATAAAGACCCCGATATTCTAAGATACCCATACAGGAGGATTCAAATACCACTTGTTGTTCCTGACACTAAGAAGTGCTACATGGAGTGGATAGATATAAAAGGTGGGATAACTATGTGGGAAGAAGGGAAACCACAAATATGTGATGTCATGAGATACACGCATCAAGCGTATAATTATTCTGATAAACCTTTAGAAATATTATTTGTTGATGTTGAACACAACACACAGGTTGAATTATGAATTATTATACATACCTTTGGTATGGTTGTTCTGGAAGTTCTAATATTTTTTGAAGGGATGTTGTAGGCAAGTTAATTATTATGCAATTTGAAACATTTAACATATTTCCAACCACAATATATGTGGGTCAGATGAATGACCACGAGAAATATAAGAGTGACTTTTATAATTTATATCCAAAATTTGATTATGAAGAGAGTGAAATTGATAATACTGTAAGTGAGAATATTGTTAAACCACTCATTCATCTAGAAGATAGTCTGGATGATTTATTCAGAGAGGTAATATCTCATGTAAAAACATATGTTTGTGATGTTTTACAGTATCGAGATATATTTGACTATGCAATTACAAAATCATGGTTGTCAAGAGCAAGAAAACCTCAAGACCAAATCAGATGGCACATACACTCTACGAGTCATGTATCATTCGCATATTACTTAAACATGCCTGACAATGCACATTGTCTTGAATTTGAAAATAATTACAGTAAAAATATATTATTTGGTGCAATGAATGTTGAAGATGATAATAAGGAGAGAACAATAGTCAACAAATATAATGAACTCAATGCACAAACTTTTTTTGTTCATCCACCAGAGGGTTGTATTGCCCTATTTCCAAGTAGTTTATGCCACAGCACACGATTCACAGGTTGTAATTTTACAGGTGAGAGACTTGCAATAGTGGGTGATGTGAC